TGTGCAAACACTGACGTAGAAGGGCCGGACCCCCCAACCAAGCAGTTGCCAGTAATAGTTCGATGTTGGATCTCAAGCTCGACTAGCGCACGGCGTGCCGTTCCCCTCTTCCTCGTGCTGTCCACACACTGCCTGGAACGCTGGGCAGTGATACACGAGCGCGGCTGCACCCCCTACTAACTGTCGAATTGGGACAACTCTTCCCCTAACATCTAACTGGCCCTATATGTACTAATCAACCGGTGACTCCCAATGGTCACAGAGACTAAATGTTTATGTTTTCTACGCAATCTCGGTGATGGTCAAGTACGACGTAGTCGCACCCGTCCAAACTGGTGACCCACCAAACGTGAATGCTACGGTCGCATTCGACGTCGGGCTGGTGATCTCCACTGCGAGCAGGAACGTATTGGATGTCGATGTGGTATTGAATGAGAACAGAAACGCTGACTGCCCCTCAATTGGCCGCACCGACACCGCGTTAGTCACTGTCACAGTGGGGATGGTCAATGTGACGCCACCACCGTTGCAACTGAACCAGATCTGGTACCGTCCAACGGAACCCTTTGGAAATGTAATTGTATTGTTGAGCGTCATTGCACTCAGTGACCCGGGAGCAGTGTACTGTGTGGTCCCGAAAATCGCTGTCGGACTCAAACCGGAATTGAACCAGTTCGAGCACGACAGCACACTGTTTGTGACGTTGCTCGACACCATCGGCTTCTTCAGCTCGACCTCATATGTGACCCAAAGATCGCCAAGCACATTACCTGCAGTTTGGCACCCTGCAACGGCCACATGCGTTTGACCCAGGTCATACATGAGCTGGGTCTCCCCGGGCGCAACTGGCCCGGAGCGCACGTACTGGACGTTGAAAGGGTTTTCTTTTGGATCGCACTCAATTGGGTGAGCGAATGGCTCACAAGGCACAGCTTCATTGCTGCAATACTCATTTAACATCTCTACCTTGCTGGTTGGCGGCGCATCTGTACTCCTATAGCTCGTCTGCATCATGACCGACCCCAAAGCCGCATTGGTGGAACTCACGGCTGAACCGGACGTAGGGATGTAGTGAAACACCATACCCTTGATCCGGTACTCCTGGAATTTCACAGCAATGCCGGCCAGCCATGGAAACGTGGACTGGAGTCCTGGGTTGAGTGGAAAACTCTGCTGAACAGTGAACGAGGTTGCAGATAGCACCTCACCAAGGTACTCCTTGTGTCGCACTATAATGCTCTGCCCGTCTGCATGCATCATTGGGACACTAGAAGCGGCCTTGAGGGAACTGCGAACCACGCTGTTTGTGCCAACAGTGTAATCTCCAGCGCCTAACCACTTGGAAATTGCGGCACCGAGGGATGAACCCACGGCGCTGCCGGTACTCGGCGATCCGAGCATCGATCCGATCGCCCCACCCCCCAATCCACCGAGTGAGCGTAATGCCTGCCCAAGCAAGGTGACCTGCTGCGTTGACTGCTTTTGTTTGTCTCTTTTCTTTGGTTGAATTACTACCTTAGTAGCACGCTTACTAGCTTGACGTCGCTTCACCATATCGCTAGTTGGACTCTGTAACGATATTAACCCCGGGTGTATTAACAAGCCAAGGCCTGTCAACACGTTCGTCACCGAGTGCTGATATACTAGCATGGTGGAAGAACCGCTCCATCTCCAATTGTTGATCTGGGGTCACACCAAACGCGTAGTAGAAAGATACCCGCGCACGGGCATCAATCACTGCTGGTGCAACCCCTTGCGCTAGGCGGAGTTGTGAGCGATTCTTGAAAATCTCCATCATCATGCCCTCACTACACGCCAACCCGTGGCGTGTGAATGCCCCGTAAAAGGCAGATAGCACGGGCACGCCCTGTGATAGTACACTACCACACGTACCCACACCCATCAGCCATTTCCGAAACACGGTGTTGTTGGGAACACTCAACAAGCACATGGGGTCTTTGTTCAGACATGCATCCAATTTCCGGACCATCCGCCAACCGGTGCTTAGCTCTACCGGCCGCGTCTGACAAAAGTCGACCCTCTCAAACTCGTGCACAGTGTCCCCAACGGACATTGCAAACCCTTTACTCTTGAACCAGTCACTCAGCCCAGCTCTGAACCGGGCTTCATCGTGCTGCTCCATAAACACTTCACAGTCATCACCATTATTGGCTAGCTCAATGGTCACACCACGCAACCGTGCGTACACCCATATGAGTGCACACATGATTATGCAGTTACCGAGCGACGTATTGAGGTCTCCAGAACACCGTTTTCCTTCCATTGAGAATTTTACTGTGCCATCTGCAGCACGAGCGACCCCTCGGTTCTTGAGCTGCTTGCGCAGCAACCAACACAGCTCCCTGACCCCGGGAAACAGTGCCATGTAAAAGGAGTGCTCATACTGCAATGCGGCAACAGAGACATGCATGTCAAACTTGCTAGCGTCCAGATCAATCGCCACAGGGCGACTAAATCTATCCCACTTGCTACGTAAGACTTGTGCCGTCTCATCCGCATTAAACCCTTTGATGACGGTTGCACGAGTGTGTCCGCCAAAGGCCTTGTTGATGGCACGAAAGTAATGGTGTTCGGCGTGTTTAAGGTATTTGCCGAGACGAAGATTAAAGCGAGTGCTCCGGGGATTGATCCCACGCGGAGCCTTCTCGACATCCTGCTTCTCAAACTTAACGAACATGGACAAAATCGCATCTGCGTCCGTGAGCGGGTCTTGTTCTAGACTGTACAACGCTTGTTGATACAGCCGCCTTTTCGGACCGCGATAAGAGTCAACCACTTGTTGACATGTTAACACGGGCAACTTAGGCATGCGTGACATGACGAGCTCCCTGAATGCGCTAAATTCAGGCGTTCGATAGCTTGAGGGACCAACCGCGAACGCGGGCCGGAAGCCTTCCCCATCCTTGCAGAGAAAGTACCGTTCTACAAGGGCGCGTTCGATGGTGTCCACACTGTTGTTATAAACTCCCAGGTTGTGATCTGGGCCAAACCCCGTGATAACAGAGAACTCACGTGGTTTAACAGACAGCCCGTTGCGGTACACGCACAACGATCCACTACACTCTGCGGAAACTTGAGCTAATAGCTCACGCGAAACTTGAGTGTGGGATCCATGTACCCTCACCGGGCGTCCCTAACATACGCTGCGCGGCACGCATCCAGTAGGCCCGACCTCGTCGAGCCACTTGATCCATGCCGGCAACCGTCGCCTCGAAGAGGCAACGTCGTCAAGGACGCTCTCAGTGAAAACTGCATTCATGACAAATCCCTGGTGTAGGACGATGTCTACATCACGAACATTGAGACGCCTACAGACCTCGAGGTATTTGCGCTGAACTAACAACACATTTGCCTCGTTAGCCTCCATAGCACCCAGTTTGGTCCGGATGTGCAGTGCACAGGCTGCAGCAAACTTTGGAATGATCTGTGCCTGTTCAAAACGGCACTCCGAGAGGGGATCTAAGCCCATGCGTTTGAAATACGCATCCCACTCCCGTTCGGTACGCTTAATACCAACGTTTGCTTGTCGGATAGTCCCTAAGTCCGCTAGGTCGTACCCAATGGTGCGGAGAGTTGTGTCAATAGCATTCGCCACACACGAATCTCGTTTATCCGCACCCATGTGCAATCGCATCTCAGTGCGAATACAACTACGCACCAACTCATCACGGCGGTACATGGCCAAGTCATCAAAATCACTTGCAGAACCACATACCCCGTATCGCTCGAACATGTCCAAAAGCCATCTCTTGGTGGTTGCCCAGGCGGACTTCCTGGGCGTACGTTCTCGTAGAGCGATGTGTGCGTTTGTTGTGGCCATGGTGAATAACTGAATAAATCGGCTATTTGCCCAGCCACGGGTTGCCGAGTAGGAGACGGCACTCCCCAGCCTTTTGTTTCCGGGTCGCTGGTGACCCGGGGAACCGCCCCTCCATCGCGGTTTCCTATCGCCATCTCAATAGCG